AGAGATATAAAAATGGGACTATTTGATAAACTATTCGGCGTAAACGCAAAAGAAAAAGCATTGGAAGCATTAGTTGCTACACCAGAAACCCCTAAGGTAAAGAAACCTCGGAAACCTCGGAAACCTAAGGTAGAGAAGGACCAGCCAACTACATCAGACAAAGCTAAAGCTACTGAATTAGGTTTGCCGTATGTTAATATACTAAAGATGGAACTTGATCCATATGATATTAACACTGGTGCATTTGAACTTGATTGGAATGATAAATTCATCTTAAATCTTATTCGTGCAGGATATAAGATACGTGATGACGATACTGATACAATGATAGTTGATAGGTGGTTTCAGACTGTGGCGCGCAATATAGCACTTGAACTCTATGAACAGCAGCAAGCGGATCCAGAAAATCGTGCAATGGCCTCAGAAATGAGAGTGGTCCGTGCTAAGGACCTCGGGGATGGCCGTACAGAAGTTAGCTAAAAAAAGTTGACAATTAATGATTTTGGGTATATAATAATAAAATATAACAGGAAACCCAAATGGAACTTAAAGAAAAAATTCAAAAATGTTTGTCAGAAAAACTGACTTTCCCTGAATCCAGCCAGTTACAACAAAGAGGCATTGCAGATAAACTAGAACTACAATGCAATGTTATATTGACTGAATCTTTTCCCAATGCTATTCCTGCAACCAGTCGTAGAAGTATTGAGGATATAACAATAAATGATTCTTATGTTGACCACAAAACTAGCGATGTGGCATTGAAATTCAAAATGCCTAACTTGATTAGCATTGATAGATTAAGTGCATTAAATAAACCTCTGATCTATAACTTTGTTAAATATAATAGCATTGAGAAAAAAATTATAGATATCATTGTACTGGATGTGTACGAATTAAATTGGGATCACTTAAGTATTCAAAATTTAGGAGTAGGTCAATTACAAATTAAAAACATGGTATCATTTTTTGAGTCTCCTAAAACTACATTGACAAAAGATGAATGGCTTGACCGTCTAGGAAAAGAAGCTATTTCTTTCTATTCTAAATTGATTACAAAAACAGAAAATAGAAAGAAAAAATGGATGAAAAAATAATGGCAACGAAGTCAAAAAAAACATTACCGCAAAATATCACTACTCAAGACCTAATGAAGGTTGACTTCCATTATAATTATTCTGATACTGAATTATTAAAAGATTGGAACTGGTTAAAAAAAGAAACAGTCTTTATGACCGGATCACAATTTAAGCCTGGATTAAAACTATGTCAACATTTTTGTAAAAATTTCTTTGACATTGAAACAAAAAAAGGAAAATCTTTTGTAAAAGCATGGAATGACCCATTGCTAATGGATAAAGTTAGATTGTGGGGATTATCTAAAATGTCCGCATTGTATTTGTCATGGATACGTAGAGCAGTTTATATGGCATCAGGTATGCACAATCCTAGTTTTTATAGACCGCATTTGTCTAAACAAATAATTTTATCAACACAAAAATCAGAAGGAATTTTATTTGACCCTTGTGCTGGATGGGGAGGTAGATTATTAGGTACAGTAGCAGCTGGTTGGAAATATATAGGGTGTGAGCCCAATATTGATACTTATAATAACTTAATGAGAATGGTTACTTTCTTAGATATTCAGGATAAGGTAACACTATATAATATTCCTTATGAGGATTTAATTTTAGAGTCACTTGAGAAAGTTGATATTGTATTAACTAGTCCGCCATATTTTGATATGGAAATTTATGCATCAAATAATAATCAAAGTTATCAAAAGTATTCTGAATATAATGATTGGGTAGATCATTGGTATACACCAATGATTACTCGCAATATATCCATACTTAAACCTGACGGGTTAAGTTGCTATAATATAATGGATGGAAGATGCGAAAATATTGTAGAACGAACTATTAATTTACATAAAGATATGGGTTTTGATTTAGTACATCATCTTGGTATTGATAGCCCATTTAAGAATTATAAAAAGAAATTAAATAGATTTGACTTGACATATATTTTCAAAAACACGATAGATACTGCATATCATCCATATGACTATACTACAAAAATAGCAAATAATGAGTTGTTTGTGTTCAGTTAAACAACATTTTGTCAATAAATATCAAATAATTTGACAAAATCTAAATAGTAGTATATAATACGTTTTACCTACTTGAATGGAAATACTATGTCTGGTCAAAGAATTTTTCGTGATTTGATTACTACAGGGGCTCACAAGGGATTACCCAAATGCGAAGTAGAAGGTTGTAATCAACCTGGGCAGCACACTGGTAATCGTAGAAAAGATGGTTCAGTCTGTTATCGTAAGCATTGCGGTGGGCATCATGCATTGCGTTACAATTTGGATGGCGGTTATAGAATCTACAAAAAGGATTACTGTGAGAATGAGGACGGCAGATTGGGTTTTTTGTGTACCACTAATATAGTTGACCCTTGTATGTTGGATGTAGACCATATCAATCATATACATGAGGATAATAGTCCAAAGAATTTACAAACTCTATGTTCATGTTGCCATAACTATAAAACCCGATATTTTGATTCATTGTCGGAAGCAACAATACGGCGCCGATTCAAAAAAAATACCCGTATGCTTTGCAATTAACTCTAAATAGTAGTATACTTACGATATGAAATATGCACTAATCGATACCGCAAATACATTCTTCCGTGCCCGTCACATTGCATCACGCAATAGTACAGTTGACGAGAAAGTAGGAATGGCCTTACATCTTACATTAGCTAGCACTAATCAGATAGTCCGTAAGTTTGGGATTGGTCATGTGGTGTTCTGCACTGAGGGCAGGTCATGGCGCAAGGACTTTTATAAGCCTTATAAAGCTAATCGTATTGTAGATACCATGTCTCAGACTGAGGCAGAGGTAGAAGAAAACAAAATGTTTTGGACCACGTATGAAAGTTTCACGACCTATCTCAAAGACCGCACAAACTGTAGTGTCTTGCGTGATCCTAAGGCTGAGGCTGATGACTTGATTGCAAGGTTTATTCACTTGCACCCTGATGATGAACATTTTATTATCAGCAGCGATACAGATTTTTTACAATTAATCGCTCCAAATGTTCGTCAGTATAATGGTATCACTAATGAATTAATTACACTTGAAGGCTACATCAAGGACAATGGTAAGCCTGTATTAGATAAGGAAAAGAAACCTAAACTACTTGAGGATCCACAATATATCCTATTCAAGAAGACCATGCGCGGTGACGCAACCGACAATGTATTTTCAGCTTTTCCGGGTGTAAGAGAAAAGGGTACACAAAAGAAAGCTGGATTGATTGAGGCATACGCGGACCGTAATAAGCAAGGTTTTGATTGGAACAATATGATGTTGCAAAGGTGGCTTGACCATGAGGGTGTTGAACATCGTGTGCGTGACGATTATGAACGCAATCGGGTATTGATCGACTTGACAGCACAACCCGAAGATGTTAAACTATCAGTAGATAAAAACATTCGTGAAGGTGTTCGCAGAACTACAGTCCCGCAAGTGGGAATTCACTTGATGAAGTTTTGTGGGAAGTATGAATTGAACAAAATTGCAGAGAATGCAGAGACATATGCGAAATGGCTTAACAGTCCTTATACAGGTGTACTAGCATGAAATATATTTTGGTTACATGTTGCTTACTATTGCATGGTTGTGCAGTGGTAGCAGTTGCTGACGCAGGTGTTACTGTGGTAGCGACAGGAGTTAAAGTTACAGCAAAGGCAGTGGGTGCAGTTGCAGATGCAATTATACCCGGGAAGAAATGATTGAGAAAAGAATTCAGGAACATAAAAAAGCCGCTGAACAATATGTAAAGGATAATTTTCCTAATCTAAAACCTACCTATAAAAGTTACCAAACTAAGGTCGATAATAAATTTGCACAGTTGATAGTTAATGATTGTTGTACTATAATTACACAGGCTTCTACATTTAGTGCGTTACCAACACAGTATATAAAATCTATTAGAGAAATGTTTGACTTTGAAGATGAACGCAACTTATAAACACACCGTGCCAAAGTTTCGTATTAAATCAATACGATTTGGTGAGCCGGGTTTCATTATGAAGGATGAAAATGGTTTCAGTATTATATCCAGAGGTAGTTTAGAAATCAGTAAAGAATGTCCTGAAAATTATAGAAAGATTTTACTTGAATGCATTAACAAATGCTGGTTAATACCAGTCGTGCATATGAAAGAGTCTGATTGGATATGGGAAAAATTAGGTGAATAATATGAAAAATAAAATAAGAGAACTAATCAAACTACACGGAAGTGATTCTAGTGGCAAGTGGGTAGCGGTAGATAAAGTAGAATTGATTGCTGAGGTGATTGTGCGGGAATGTGCTGATATTGCTGATAAAGCAGAACCATACAAGTCCAACGATTTGATTAGAAAACATTTTGGAGTTGAAGAATGATATTTGATTTTTTTAATAAAGACAAAGACAAAAGCAATGTGCTTCCATTCCCCGGACCTTATATTGAACCGTATAAGCCAGTGAAAGAGCCTGAGCCCAAAACATTATATTCTTTTGGCAGGACTGACGATAACCGCTTGACATTTTCAATGGGATATGCTACACTTACAATGAATGAAGTTGGTGTACAACAGTTAATCGACCAACTAGAATTTTTCAAAAACCAATTGAGTAAAGAATGAAACTAAAAATTTGCGGAATCACATACGAAGTACTGTATAAGACACCTGAGGAAATGCAAGGTAATATTGGTCTTGCACTATTCAATAGTCAGGAGATTTGGATCAATGATACCTTTACTGTGCAGACTAAAAAGATTGCATTGTGGCATGAAGTGTTACATATTTTAGACCATGCATACAATCTAAAGATGACAGAAGAACAAGTTAAGTTTCAAACACACGCATTGATTGCATTAGTAGAAGATAACCCAGAGGTATTTAATGGCACAACATAGTAATTATTGGAGTTGCACTCCTTTCGCTGATTGGGTTCGTGGAACTCGCAAACTCAAGTCAGGTACCAGTGAAGAATGGAGTGATTGGCAAGATAAAGTTAAGGGGTATAACCCTGTTCGTTTTTGGATTGCCGAAGAAGGTCTTGATAAACTACAAGATTTTGTAACTTATCCTATTAGAAAGATTTATGATGTCAAGTATTACATTAATAATCGTTATGT